GAATAAGGGGGCGGAGCTGCACCCACTCTACGAGCGTGGTGTGCGGCTTCGCCGATATCAAAGTGCTAGACGCTAAGGGACGCTAGCCGCGTCCTATTGCCTGGGGCCCGTTCAGGCCACGGAGGCCTACCGACTATCAATAACGATTGTACGTACGATTACCATAAATATAAGTATTGGGAGCCGGACGCCTTCGAAGATTACCAGCATTTCCAATAGCATTTCCTACGGTACCAAGAGCATTAAGACCTTCAGACCAATAACGTTTATCAAATTGCCATTTAGTATTAAGAGCGTCCATACGGGACTTCAACACAGTAGCAGGAATATATTTATCCTTACCTTCAGTAAATGGAGAATTGATATCATAAGACGCTGAATATTCTGCATTAAGAGCTTTTATATAGGAGTCAGCAGTTTCTTCAGCAATTTTATTATTAACCTTATAACCATTAGCTTCCGCGTTCATTAAGATTCTTTTGGTAATTTCAGATTTAGCTTGCTGATACTTTAAATGACCAGAAGCCATAGCATCGTAATATTGCGCAGCCATTAAATCTAATTGAAGACGTTGACCTTCATCAAGATATTTGTTAATAATATTCTTAGATTTATTATCCAACAAAACACTAAGGCGTTGGGCCTGGATCAAATTACCAGACCAAGTCATATTCCGAAGGTTTTGTCTATCGGTCTGAAACTGCAATCCAGCACGAGCAAGACCTGTCATTTGAGACCATTTTTTATACTCGGGACCTAATTTCCACCAATCAACATTAGAAAGAATACTATTTGCCTGTGCATCATAAAGAGATTTCTGACTTTGGAGAGTCTGAACATTAGCATTCGTTTCCTTAGTTTGATTTGCAATCTGAAGGGCCGTAGAAAGAGTATTAGAAAGTCCAGAAAAATCTTGACGCTGCATAGCAAGAGGAGGCGCAGCAGAAGCAGGAGAAGTACTACCCGAGGACTGAGCAGTACCAGCAGAGCCTCCATTCATCATAAGATAAGGATTTAATCCAGCTTCTTCAAGACGCTGACGCTGAGAAGACGCAGTATTATACTCATTAGTCCTATTCCACATATCCAACTGAAATTGCCGAGCTTTTTCAGCTTCAGCAGCATTAAATTCATTATTCATCTGATTGATAGCCATATTGTTCTTATTGGTCTTATTGGTAGACGCAATATTACCAACAGCAGATGCAATATCGCCGACAACAGGAATAAAATCAAGAAGTCCCATAATTATTCAGATATAGCAGAAGTAGAAGTAGAAGAATCGCCAGCAGCGGATTCAGCAGCAAGACGAGCATTTTCTTCAGCTTCCTTTTCAAGAGTAAGGAGCTCAATACGATCTTCTATTTCTTTAACTTGGTTCGTAAGATACTCACTCCAAGCAATCAACTCAGAGGGAGATTGAAGATGACGAGATTTAATCGTATCCAAAATTTGAGCATCAGACATTTGATCCATTTGAGTCTGTAAAGAACTAGACTTAGGTCGACGCATGTCAATCATGGATTGCGTAAAACCGGGACCATATTTCTTAGCCATATCAGCAGCATGTAGCAACATACTCACATCAGACCGAATGCGAACGGCTTCATTATCCTCAGTACCTGTCTTCTCAAAACGAAAAGGTTCAGTAGGAAGTTCTTCCAATACAATATCAGGCTCAGAAGAAGCACAAATAGGGCAAATCTGAACTTCACGAACAGGAGCATATTTACGATAGCCGGGGCCGAAATACAAACAATTTTTATTAAAATCTTTCTCACTCATAATCATTTTTTTTTTAATAAGGCACACCGTCAGCAGACAATGGGCGAACTACATAACAACCAACATTACAGTTGACAAGAAGCTGATCAGTCTCCCAAGTAGAATCGACTTTGACAGCAAAAAGGTCATCAAGAGTATTCGGATTAATCTTAAAAAATGGCCAAGTAACACCTTTATAAGTAGACAAATTACCTCCAAACAAAGAATACAAGAAAGAATCGTCGACAGGAGCAACCCAATCTTTAAGAGTGGTAGTAAACGCACCATGAATACGATCGATTTTAGTCTTCCAATTATAATAACGAGGATTATAGCCTAGAATCTTATCGGCAGAATTCACATTAGAATACAAAGATGAATTCATAAGTTCAACAGCCGGTACAGATTCCATACCGATATTATCAAATTCTGGAATAGGAAGATCTTCAACAGAAGTTACAAGATTTTGTCCTTCAGGACCACTAATAGAATAATCCAAAAGAGGAGTGGCATGATATATACACATAATAATGTAATAACCGGAACCAGTATTAAAAGTCATAGAACCAGAACCAGAACCAACACCTTTTCCATATATATATGCCTGAGAAGAATTCATTTGAGGACCGGGAAGAAAAGTATTAACAACTTCCGATATATCAAGATTACGAGCAATACCTCCAATATATTTAGCCATATGAGACTCAGACTGAGGAACGCTCACACCAAAATGAGCCTTAATTTGGTCTCGATAATTAGTATCAACCGACTGAGTAATTTCTTTCCATTTCTGAAGGGCTTCAGCCTGGCGAAGGGCTAGAACAGAAAATTTTAAATTCAAATCAGGAGAATCACCAAGAAGAGCCCAAAGATTAGAATCTTCACGTACAGAAATAGAATCAGAATGCCGAGGATAAAGAGGAGTAGATTTCGAAGTAGAAGATGATCCAGTATTCACAGATTCAGTACGTGTCTTCATCTGATGAAATGAACCAGTATCATTTGTACCGTCATAAGCACCTACGGGGATTTTAGAACCAGACGCAGAAATTGTGCCAAGGTCAATTACAGCAAGATCTCCAAATTGAGAATTCGGAAGGATACCAAAGAATTTGTCCTTATTCCAATTCGCGTAACGAAGAGAAAATAGATTATCACGCTTCCAATAATCGTTATCAAAAGGAATAGAGGAAGACAAACCGGAAGAACCAAAAATATTACCAGAACCTTGATACCAATCAAAATTATAAGACGTAGGATCTGCCCTTTCCCATTGAGACCAACGGAAAAAATCCTGATAAATCTTCTGATAGCTAGCAAGAAAGAATAAGTGAACCGCTAAATTAACATTGTACTTCTGAGAATAAGAAGAAGAATCAGCAAGGGGAGCCTGCATATTCCACCAACGATTGGAAGAAGTACCAACATTAGAAGAAGCTTTGTTAACAACATTACCGTAATCTAGCATAGATAATAACTTATGGTTAACATCTCCACGATTATAACCAAAAATATTACCAAAACCTTCGGAAATAGAAACTTTATTACCTAGAGGAACATTCCCGCTAGAAAAATATAAAGCTTCATGAAAATCAGCAAGAGTACAATAAGGTAAATCACCTTTAACAGTAAGATTTGTTAAGAGGTCCTTAGACTGAAGAGGAGCCTTTTCTCCCATTTGAATCACAGCGGCGTCAAATGATTTCCAAATGAGATCACAAGGAACCGCAAAAAAATCAAAATACTCGCGAATACGAGTATAAGCAGAAGTCTGTACAGGACGAGTACGAGTGAAATACTCAAGATTAAACCTGTAAGAACAATTAGGAATCGCAAAATCGAACCACACAGGAAGTAATTCTCCGACTTTAGCCGTAAAACAGTTTTTAGCAGAGATATCATGACCTGATTTGTGAGGCTTGTTCTGTAATTCCTTTAAGCCAGTAAAATGAGCCATAATAATAAAAAAAATTAAACATTTAACAATAAACCACTAAGATCATTAAATTCCTTGTGCTTAACCTTATCCACGCACGCCTTCCGATTATTGGCGGTTAATTCAACAAGAAATTTGTCACTTAGTTCATAATCATAAGAATATCTTCTTTTAACATCCTCAGTAGAATTGAGAGTCTGGTTATTAACAGAACGAGAAAACAAAAATGTACGCTGCTCATCACTACAATTTTCAAGAAATTCATAGTAATCATGAAGCTGACGCTTAGCGAATTCATTCCAGTAATTGTCAGATGCATCCATAAGATCATAAATAGCACCTCGACGATAAACATCTACATAACCAAACAAATTCCAAAATCGAGAAGAGCGAATGACCATATTAAATAATCTGTAAAATTTACTGTAAATCTGACCATAGGTAAGACAATGCCAATACTTACGATTAGGAGCATCCAGACGGACAGATGCAACTATGAGTTCATCATCAGAGTGAACAAATCCTTTATCTTCACGATCCAAGAAAAAATCAGTATACGCGTGAGCAAGCTCAGAAACAGGAGCAACAGATTTATCATAGTCTATTCCCAAATATCCAAGACGAATGAGCCTCTCGGGCGCAAAGTACGCTGCTGAAAATAAGATAGAACTGCTATGTGGAGATTCGCAAACAAGATTCGAGAATCTAGGGAATACGGTATGTTTATACGACCGTGAAGGGTAGATCTGTTTAGCTTTACCATTAATAGAAATGCTTTCTCCATTAAGGAGGAGAGAGGACATTTTGTCAAGCTCGTGTATCGTGGCTTGAGAGGGAAAGACATGATTATTTCCATATCCTTTAGAGTGGAAGGAACGCGCTCTAATCTCTTTGTGCTGGAGATATAATGAAGGTAAGCATACATTACTATTAACGTACGACGCAACATAGGAACAAGAGCCTCCTCTCGATAATTCACAACTTGTACGACCGTAGGACCAACTCTCAGATACAAGCTGCTGTATAGCCGAGGAGAGTTCGTCCGAGTTAAAGAATAATAACAAATGCCAATGCGGACGATATGTCCGAGGACCATACTCTGATACACCGTAGAAACGTATTTCTTCATTGTATTTTTTTTTAGAATGAAATCTTAAACGTTTAAGAAATTTTTGACAATCAGAAGTATTACAATAAGGAATGCGATTATCGCAATCTTCATACCGAGGATAAACAACACGTTTACGAGAAAAGTCGTATCGTCCATGACTCTTAATAATAATATCCTGATATTCCGAAGAAGTCATAGAATGAATAAATTCAAAAGGAGAGTCTTCAATAGTCCTACCTTTAGCATTAAAAACCTGAACATAAAGATTTCTATTAACCGAAGAAAAGGAATAATTAGAACATTTGTCATCCACGGGATCAACAGATTTTAACTCCATATAAGGAAGATACTGATCCTCATAAGATAGCCACACGAAATAGCAATATTTAAAATTTGAAGCAATATTCATAGCTAACGCAGTGTCTCGATTCGACTTATTTTTAAGACACGAATAACAATGTCCACAAGGAGTATATAT